ATGAGGAAGTAGTTGCTCTTGGCCATGGGCGCGACTGTTCGCACCGTGCGCCGCGCCAAGCGGTCACCACAGTGTAGGCAGTGGACATAGCCAAGGGATGCACGGCGAGGGGGGATAACCCCCTCGCATAGTCGGCAGTGTGTAGCGTCAGTCAAAGGTAACCCCCTGCATACGGGCCGCAGCCAGAGCCCCATAGCCCTCACGGGCCAGCAGCCTGATAGCCTCAAGCGGCAGCCAATGGATGGTGTTGGCGTCAGCGAGTCGAGGTCGAGCATAAGTGCGGTGCTTGGTGGTGGTCACGCTATGCTTGGCGCTATTGCCGTACCAGCATTGGGACTCGTCATCCCACACGAACAGCGGCCAATGCTTGCCGTAGCTGTAGACCACGTATCGCATACCGCCACCGTCGCTGTAGGCAACGCCGCCAGCCTCCCAATGGCCATAGAGCTGCCCATTGGAGTTCTTGAACGGCTTGCATTGGCTGACGTACTGGCTGGCTAGTCGCCCATTAATACGTGTATAGGTGACGTTAGGCTTAAGGTTAGCGTTGTAGTGTGTCATTGTGGTCACTCTTGGTTGTAGGCTCGTCAGACGGCGCATGACGCCGTGACACCGCTGGGGAGCGGTGTTTCGCCTTGGTTGTGTGGTCAATTGACCGCAGGTTGCCATTCCGTAGACAGTACCGTGTCAACCTCTCGCAGGTATCCATGGACCAGTGAGGGCGACACTGACGCTTTGCAGACCTTGGCTTGCTTGTCGGCACTGGGGAAGAACGTCAGCTCGAAGCCATACGTACCCATGCTGGTCGTCTCGTACTGGTACTCATGGGCAAGTTGTTCCATGAAGCGTAGCAGGGAGTGGGGTAGGGGGAACCGTTCTCTAACGCTGGGGTTGATAGCGTATACAACCTCAGCCGTCTTCTCGAAGCTGTACGTGTCGATGCGAAGCATGGTTGTTCTCCTCAAGCGGCAGAGACGTGGAACATAAACGTAGCAGTGTCACAGGCCAGCACGCCGTAGCGTTCGGCGTCATGGTATCGCATGAAGCCATTGTCCTCGGACATATCCACGCAATGCCACAGCAGGTATCGTTCGTTCATGTCGTTACAGAACGCGTTGTACTGGGCTTGGTCTGTATCGTCGAAGTGTGATGTATCGTCGTTGAACAGAGCTACAGCCCAGAACTGGGGTAGGGTGTAAGTCTCGGTGGTGATAGCGGACATGGTCGTTCTCCGTGTATACTTTCTGTGTAAACTTACTCGTCATTGCCGGGGATGGACGTATCCATGGGTACAGCCCACAGGTCGCCGTCTTGCCACAGGTAGTATACTGACCCATCGTCGCTGGTGATGTCGGCGTCAGAAAGTATACAATCCCATGCTTCCCAATAGTCCGGGTTATCGTCAGTTGGACCCTTGGCTATGATAGCCCAGTCCTGTGGGTCTACGTTACGTACGCGCTCAAACGATACACGTTCGGTAAACGCTTGAGGTATGTATACACCAAAGCCATCGCTTACGAGCAAGAGGGCGTTAGGGGAGAGGATGTCATCGTAGGACATTGTAAAGTTATCCTGTATAGTTAGAGGGTAACTATACACCACGGCACAATCACGTATAAACGCGTTTTTATTTTGGCATCACGTATAAACGCGTTTTTATTTTGATTGCTGTTTTGTGTATAGTTAGAGCCGAGGCGAGCCTCGATTCGTCCCGAGTGTCGCACATTTCGCCGGCCGTGTCAAGCCCGCCGCCTAAAATAATCTACGGATTTATGTTACAATCTACAAATTGCTGTTACGATCTACGGAATAATCTGTGTAAACTTAGAAAGTATACACCAGTAAGTGACTGATATTGGCTGATTCACGGGCTACAGTCTAGGCTCCGATCTAAATAATCTACGTTTTCGAAGATAATGTCGCGCACAAAATTGGTGGGGGGTGAAAGTATACAGGGAATGACCTTAACCACAACAATGAGAGCAAATTCGGGGGAAGGGTCATGCAAAAAAACATAGATTATTTAGATTATTTAACTTGTTTACTCTTTTTTATGGGCACTGGCTCCCGTGGTGTAAACCAGCAACCCATTGAAATCATTGGAGAAACTGCATGTATACTTAGCTAAGTTTACAGCACCAACTGTCACTGAGCCTTGAGCACAATTTGTAGATCATTTTTCGAAAAACGTAGATCGTAACAAAAAAACGTAGATTGTAACGAGTATGTTGTGTATACTTAGGGGTAAATGTATACTTATCGTGTATAGTTAGGGCATAATGTATACTTAGTGTGTATAGTTAGGAGCTACAGCACGTAGATGTTAACTTTAGGCGCTATACACGCGCGTTGACAAGCTAGAGGCCCCCGACGTATGGCGAGCGAAGCGAGCTAAAATATACATCACCTAACTATACACTCCAAGTTTACACGACCTAAGTATGCAAACGCAGACAAAGAAAAAGCCCGGCTTGCGCCGGGCTCGTGGTTACTTCCATTTCTCCTGTTGGTAGATCATGTAAACTGACACTGCGAGACTAGCGAGCAAGATGATCATGACTGCTACGGGGCTTTCGGCTTCCATTGTATACTTCCTTGTGTGGTGGCCGGGCTTGCGCCCGGCCTGTTAACTTACTTAGGAACGATCATTAGCTTGTGCTTGCGCTTTAGTCGGTCTAGGACCGCTATCAGCACGCGGGGTTTCTTATGCTCGACCGTCACGGGCACTGTGACAAGTTTACCGTTAACCTTGCGTCGAATGTATACTGTAGTGCGCATTGCATTGTTCCTTGCGTGGTGGCGAGAGGCTTGCGCCTCTCGCCGATTGGATCAGAACTTGAACACCGGCTTGGCGGGGGCCTTGGGCTTTTTGGCCTCGGCTTTGGCAACTGCGAGGCGGCCAAACTTGTAGCCGAACGCGAGGTTGTCATCCTTTTCCAGAGAACCCTTTTCCCGTGCCAGAGCCTCGAACGCTTGTTCGAAAGCTTCTCGCGCTTCGACCGCAGCCTTACGAGCAGCGACAAGCTTAGTATACTTGTCGGTGAGCGCCTTGGGGAAAGTGGCCACGTCAACGGTGATCCAGTTGAGTTCCTTGCTCATGGTAGTCTCCACAATGTCAAACAGCGGGGCGGGATTGCCCCGCTTGTCGGCGGCTCATCGCCATCGACCCATTCAATATGGCACAACTGTCCCACATTGTCAAATCAGGGGGGCTCAACGCGCGCGTGCGCGTCATACGCGCGCGTGCAGGCGGGCGGGGGTGGGGGTACATGGACAGGCGCAGGCAGGCCCCCCCGGTAGTGTAGTAAACCCCGCAAAGCACAACCCAAAAAATCGATGTGTATACTTACCGCACCGCAGCAAACTGCGGGCCTACTTACTGCACTGCAATATACTACACTCAAGCCCACGTGCGCTTGACGACACCCCACTGCCCGCCTATTCTAACCCCATGACTTCGCTCGATCACACCCGCTGGTCAGACCGCCTCGCGTTCGACATAGCCCTCCGCTTGGAAGGGAGCGGCGAAGCCATCGCCGATCTACTTGCGCGGCATAACCTCACCCCGCTGGCGTTGCAGGACTTCGGTAGAGACCCCGTGTTCATCAAACGCGTGGAGCACTACCGGGAAGAGGTGCGCGACAAGGGGCTGACCTTCAAGCTGAAGGCGCGGACGCAGGCTGAGGAGTTGCTTAAGACGTCGTGGTTGCTTATTCACAGCCCGGATGTGAGCGCCGCCGTCAAGGCGGACCTCATCAAGTCGACGGTCAAGTGGGCTGGGCTGGAGCCCAAGAACGAGCCGATGGATATGGGGGGCAGCGGTGGCGTCAAAATCACGATCAACCTCGGCGGCGAAACGCTCGGAAACGCCAAGCTCATCGAAGCCGACACATCCGATGCTGCCTGACCCATTGCAGCACTACTTCTTCGAGACCCTCCACGGCACTGTGCAGGCACAGTTTGAAAGCTCGCTCGCAGCCACTCTCGTGGAGCAAGACCTCGCCGACGCCGGCGTGACGTACAAGACCACCATTGTTAAGTCGAAGAAGCGGGGAGTTCTGTATGTCATCACCCTCCCAGACAAAGCCGCCCGAAACGCCGTGTGATACGTTGCACGTTGTCCCCTGCAATGATCTGAGAGACCACGTGGTGGACGATGAGGGGTCGTGCTGGTGCGAGCCTGCGTACGACGAGGAAGATAATCTCTATGTCCACAACAGCGCCGACGGCCGCGAGCAGTACGAGCACGGGCTGCGGCAACTTAACTGAGCACATCCATGGCGCTTGAGATCAACTACACCCCCTCCAAGACGATCCGCGAGTTCATGGCGTCGGACGCCAAGATGCGCGTTGTGATGGGGCCGGTCGGCTCGGGCAAGAGCGTGGGGTGCTCCTTCGAGGTGGTGCGGCGCGCCAGTATGCAGAAGCCTAATGCGCAGGGTGTGCGCAAGAGCCGCTTCGCCGTGGTGCGTGAGACCGTCCGCCAGTTGCAGGACACGACGATCAAGACGTTCCTTGACTGGTTCCCGCCGGGGGTGTGTGGCGACTACATGCGCACCACCAAGACCTACTTCTTCCGGGTGGGCGACGTCGAGAGTGAGATCATGTTCCGCGCGCTCGACGACGCGGACGACGTGGCTAACCTCAACTCACTCGAACTTACCGGAGCGTGGTTCAACGAGTGCCGCGACATCCACCCCGACATTGTGGACGCCATGTCCAAACGTATTGGTCGCTATCCGTCGGCTAAGGACGGGGGGCCGACGTGGCATGGGATGTGGGGCGACACCAACCCGCCGACCATGGACACGTGGTGGTACTACCAGATGGAGAAGCTGAGCCCCAAGGATGGGGTCAGTTACAACAACAACGGCTGGCATGTGTTCAAGCAGCCGTCGGGGCGCAGCCCCTATGCGGAGAACATCGACAACCTGCCGGATGGGTACTACGACACGCAGGGGCGGTCAGAGGAGTACATCCGGGTCTACATCGACGGTGACTACGGGCTCAGCCTTGCAGGCACGCCGATCTACAAGTACTTCCGGCCGGACTACCACATGGCGACCCAGACGCTGCGGCATAGCGTGGGGGCCGGGCGGCCGCTCATCGTGGGGATGGACTTGGGGCTCACGCCGGCGGCGGTCATCGGGCAGCAAGACCCACGGGGGCGGGCGCTCATCATGGCCGAGTGCGTCAGCTACGACATGGGTGTCCAGCGTTTCGTGCGCACCATGCTTAAGCCATTGCTTTACGAACGGTTCCCCGGTGCGTCCGTTATCGTCATCACCGACCCCGCTGGCATCCAGCGGGCGCAGACCGACGAGCGCAGCGCGGTCGACATCATCAAGGCCGAGGGGCTGCGGGTCATGCCCGCGCGGACCAACTCCATCTCGGCGCGCATCAACGCGGTTGACAACTACCTCATGAGGCAGGTCGACGGTGACCCGGCCTTCCTGCTTGACCCCGGTTGCACGCAGCTTAAGGCCGCCATGATGGGCGGTTACCGCTACAAGCCCAAGGGCGACAGCGACATTGAGAAGAACAAACACTCGCACATTGCTGAGGCGCTTCAGTACTTTATGCTCCACATCGATAATGTGGAGAGCAGTTCACAGTTGCGCACGCGGCGCGAGATCAGGCCGGCCAGAGCGGTCGGGTGGACCTAGTTGATTTGTTACAGCCATACGTATATACTTGACTTCGCAGGAGAACTTGTATGGCTGGTTTGACGATCCTCCGCGTTGTCGGTAACGACGAACTTGCTCGCCAAGAGCAGGAGCAGATCGAGCGTGAGCTTCAGGCAAGGCAGTCGAGCAGCCTCATCCTCGGGCTGGCGGCCCACCTCAAGACCTGCTGGGACGCGGCGCGCATCTCCAAGCAGCCCATCGACGACATCATGCTTAAGGCTTTGCGTCAGCGCAACGGCGAGTACGAGCCGGACAAACTGACGGGCATCCGCGCACAG